TGACTTTGACCAGGCTCTCAATCAGTCAATCGCCATCATGGGAGATGTCTCAGACGCTCTCAGAAACGATATGGCAGACGCAGCTAGGGAAGTTGCCAAGCAGACCACATTCTCCGCTGAGGAAGCCGCAGAGAGCTTCTTCTTCCTTGCTTCTGCTGGTTTGAGTGCCGAACAATCTGTCGCCGCTATGCCACAGGTTGCCAAGTTCGCTCAGGCTGGAATGTTTGATATGGCTTTGGCTACCGACCTAGCCACAGACGCTCAGAGTGCTTTGGGTCTGACATCAGACGACACCGCTGAGAACCTAGAGAACCTAACCCGAGTAACAGATGTATTCGTAAAGGCGAACACACTAGCCAACACTTCGGTAGAGCAACTAGCGACAGCGTTCACAACCAAAGCGGGTAACGCCCTAAAGACGGTTGGTAAGGATGTTGAAGAGGGTGCTGCCGCATTAGCTGTCTTTGCGGATCAAGGTATCAAGGGCGAGCGAGCTGGAACACTCCTAACAAACACCATCTTCGGTCTAACTGACATTATGAAGAAAGCTCCTGCCGAGGCAGAGGCTCTTGGCATTGAGATATTCAATGCAGCCGGAGAGATGAACAGCTTTGCCGACATCTCGGAAGACTTGACCGAAGCTCTAAGCTCCATGACCAAAGAGCAACAGATTGCCACTTTGGATTCGCTGGGATTCACTAAGCAAGCCCGAGAGGGAACTCTTGCTTTGTTGGGTAACTCTGAAGCACTTAGAGAATACGAAGGCGAGCTAAGAGAAGCAGGTGGCACAGCCGAACAGGTTGCAGACAATCAGTTAGACACCTTCAACGCTCAGATGGATTTGCTGAAGTCGAGAGTAGAAGACGCAGCCATCGAAATCGGCACTCAGTTGATGCCCTATGTTCAAGACTTCACTGAAGACCTCGGGCCACTTATAGATCAGAACCTCCCGAAGCTGATTACTCTATTCGAAGACACTATCGAGAATGTTGAAAACTTAGCTGACGAGATTCAGCCACACATTGACGACATCCTCCCAGACCTCAAGTCAATGTTTGAGGACTTAGAACAACCGCTTGAAGATGTCATTGGTTTCTTTACCACCCTCGGAGAAGAAGTTTTGCTTCAGGTCAAAGACACAATCGAGAACCCAGCCTTCCAGAGTGCAGTCAGCGACTTGGGCGAAGGCATCGGGGACTTGGCTGTTGAAGCTAAGAAGTTTGTTGAGAGTGAACTAGGTCAGTTCCTTCTCGACTTGGGAAGTAATGTTGTTATCTTTGGTCTCGACCTGTTGGGCAACACAATCAAGGCAGTTGCCATCCAGCTAGAAAGATTCAACAGAGCAGTTGCCAAGTTTGAGTCTGGTGACATCATCGGCGGTCTCGGTGACATAGCTAGGTTCTTTGGATTCAACAACCCAATTCAGGGAGTCATAGATAGAAACAACGCCTTCATTGGAAGGAACGCTGGTTCGGGTTCTTCGGCAGGAGAGATTCCAGGTTTCGCCAACGGTGGAGTTGTTACCCGACCTATGTTTGGAATGATTGGGGAGGCAGGCAGACACGAAGCTGTTATCCCACTAGACCGCTATGGCAACCTAACCGCAGGCGGAGGCGGAAACACCTTCAACATAAATGTAAACGCAGGAATGGGAACTGACGGTCAAAGAGTCGGTCAGCAGATTGTTGACGAGATTATCAAGTTCGAGAGAACATCTGGAAGGGTATTCGCCAGAGCATGACGAACAGAGTTGAAATAGGCTTCGACCTTTCGGGTAATCCTGACCTAGACTTCTTCGTTCTGGATAATGCCGAGAAAGGTTTGCTTGACAACACTCAGTATCTTTTGGGTGGCGTTATCTTCTTCGATGTCACAGCTAAAGTCATTGACTACTCAATCAGCCGAGGCAAGTCTCGATTCCTAGACCGTTACCCTGCCGGGCGACTAACTGTAAACCTCGACAACAATGACCGAACCTTTGACCCTATCTATGCAGCTTCTCCCTATGCTGGTCAGATTATCCCGAGAAGAGAAGTCCGAGTCTATTCAAATGACAAGCTTCAGATGGAGGCGGTCATTGACGATTGGGACTTGAGCTACTCACCGCAGGGAAACTCTGTGGCAACGATTGTCGCTTCTGATGCTCTTACTTATTTCGCTAACCAAAGTTTGAACGCTAAGACCTTTAGCTCACAGAAGTCGGGGGAGAGAATAGAAGCTGTTCTCAATGATCCGCAGGTGAACTGGAGTGTTGACAAGAGAAGCCTTGAGACGGGTTTGCAGACGCTACAAGCCGATTCAATAACTGACGGGACTAATGCCCTTCAATACATTCAAAAGGTCGTAGAAAGCGAACCAGGCTCGTTCTTTATAGCCCGTAATGGATTCGTAACTTACCGAGACAGAATCTTTGCAGATGACGGAAGTGCAATCCCCTACAAATCTCTTTCGGTAATTTACGGTAGTGAACTTCTCTACAACGAAGTAACTGTAAACATTCAAGGCGGAAGCGGTGCGACTCGTTCATCACAGTCGTCTCAGATTGAGTATGGAATCATCAACCTAACCTTTGACGACCTGCTACTGAACTCGACAGACCAAGCCGAGGACATGGCGACCTTCTTGGTGTCTAAGTATGACGACCCCGAGTATCGTATTGAGTCGGTGACGATTGACCTAAAGAACATTCCGACAGAAGATGTTGACAAGGTTCTCGAATTAGACCTGAATGATGTTTGTGAAATCAAGTTCACACCGAACAACATCCCCCCAGCTATCGAGAGATACACAGAGATAATCAGGATTGAACATCAAGTCACAGCGACCTCGCACAATGTAACATTCGGGTTCGCTGCCCTAGACCTAAACTTCTGGAGGCTTGACGATTTGGTGTTTGGTAGGCTTAGTGAGGGAAACTCCCTCGCTTATTAGGAGATAAATGTCAGGCTGGAAAGATTGGGCTATCGGTGAAGTTGTCACCGAGTCAGATTTTCAATCGTTTGTTCAGGATCAGGTTGTTCAGGTCTATGACGACTCTACGGATAGAGACAACACTTTGGGGACTGCTGTCGCTGAAGGTATGGTGGCGTATCTAAAAGACACAGACTCGACAATCGTCTATGACGGGACTGCTTGGATTGCAGTCGGGGCAGGTGACATCACAGCGGTCACAGCAGGCACAGCTCTAACAGGTGGAGGCGTGTCGGGGGATGTAACCCTGAATGTTGACTTGACAGAGGTTCAGCCTAATGTCATTACTACCGAGGGAGACTTGGTTATTGGTGACGCTTCTGGAGACGCTTCACGCCTAGCAATCGGGGCAGCCGATACAGTTCTAACCTCAGACGGAACGACAGCAACATGGCAGTCAGCCCCAAGCGGTGGCGGTGGATTTGAAACTAACTTTTTACTAATGGGAGCATAAGGAAGAAACATGGCAAACGCATACAAAGTTCTAGGGCAATCAGCCCCTTCAGCTACAACCGACACGGATGTCTATACAGTTCCGTCAGCAACCGAGGCGGTGATTTCAACTATCGTCATAGCTAATAGAAGTGCCTTTGACGCAACTTATCGCATAGCAGTTAGACCAGACGGGGCAACAATCTCAAATGAGCATTATGTTGCTTTTGACATCACGGTCGGGGCAGGGGACTCAACAGCTCTGACTCTAGGAATTACTATGAACGCCGCTGATGTCTTGACGGTTCAGGCTTCAAGCGGTGACCTATCCTTTAGCGTGTTCGGATCAGAGATTAGCTAATGGGTGCTTCAAGTTTCAAGCGTTCACAAATAACAACTTTCAACAAATATCGTTCTTTGTTGGTGGGTAATCAGGCCACTATTGTAATTCCAGAAGTTCAATATCTTGTAATCGCTGGCGGTGGTGGAGGTGGTTCTACACACGGAGGCGGTGGAGGTGCTGGTGGCTATTTGACGGCTTCAGGTTTTTCAATTGACTTAGGCACTGATTACACTGTGACAGTTGGAGCTGGTGGTTCTGGCGGTGTCGGTCAAACTGCCTCGGCAACTAATGGAAGCAACTCTGTTTTTTCTTCGGTAACAGCAACAGGCGGAGGCGGTGGAGGTCTTGGCTTTAACAACTTTCAAACAGGAGCTTCCGGCGGTTCTGGCGGTGGAGGTGGAGCTTCAAGAACAAATGGCGAAATAACAGCTGGAGGTTCTGCCGCTAGTGGGCAAGGTAATAATGGTGGCTCTGGTTATGGTGGCGGTGTAGCTGTCGCTCAAGCTGGTGGAGGTGGTGGAGCTGGCCAAGTTGGTCAGGATGCTTCTTCTGCTTCTGGCGGAAACGGTGGAGACGGATTATCCTCAAGTATTACTGGGACTTCCGTTGCTCGTGCCGGTGGAGGTGGTGGAGGTTCTGATCAGGGAACTGACACGAATGGCGGTGACGGCGGTGGCGGTGATGGATTTAGGTTATCTGCTGGAACTGACGGAGCTGTGAATACTGGCTCAGGCGGTGGCGGTGGTGGAGGAAACGGCTCTGATGGTGGTGACGGCGGTTCTGGAATTGTTATTCTTCGTTACTCTTCAGACTTTACAATCACAGTCGGAGCAGGATTGACCGCTACAACTACAACAATAGGTTCAGAAAAAGTTACAGAGATAACCGCTGGAACCGGGAATGTGAGTTGGTCATAATGGCATATTACGCATTTTTAGATAAAAACAACATTGTCACAGAAGTGATTGTTGGGATTGACGAAACCGAGTTAATCGAAGGGCTTGACCCTGAGACTTGGTATGGCAACTTCAGAGGTCAGACCTGCAAGCGAACAAGTTACAACGGGAACATCCGAAAGAACTATGCAGGCATTGGATTTCGGTATGACGAAGAACGAGACGCTTTTATTCCGCCCAAGCCTTTTGAAAGTTGGTTGTTAAATGAAGAAACCTGTCAATGGATTGCCCCTGTCTCTTATCCCGATGATGGGAATGAATATAACTGGAACGAAGAGACGACCAGTTGGATACTAGATAGCGAACCGAAAGAAGAAGAATAATGGCAGGCGCAGGATACAGAACATTCTCCCCTAATACAGTTCTAACAGCAGACCAAGTTCAAAACTTCTTGATGGATCAGGCTGTTCAGGTTTACGCAGACGCAAGCGAAAGAGACACAACGCTCACGGGTGTAGTC